CGACTTTACAGACTTAACTTTTATCAAGACAACGGATACAAGGGCGAATACATTTATCAACACTGGGACTTATACTCCCGGTGGCCCAAATATGTCGCTGGATGAAGATGGAGTTGTTTTTACTTTCCGGCAATCACCAACGCTTTTAGATGGCAATGTTCTAAATTATGTACCTACTTTTTATTCTTTGGTAGCTACCGACAATCAAGGTACATCGCAAATTTTAAACAAAGAAGCAGAGGGAACGTCTGCTACCCCTAGTTCTGGGTCGTACCGTAAGGGCGCTATTGTTTGGAATACGTCTACTGTTGCCACTGGTCAGCGAATGGGCTATATGTGCAGTGCTGATGGCACAATGGGAACTTTGGTGGGCGTTACTGGAGCAATCGACATTAACACTTCAACTCTTTTTGTTAACAGTGCGGTTAATTTAAAGTATGGGCAATACATAAGTGTTGCAGGCGCTGTGACGGGTCAAATCATAACTGGAATCTCAGGAACCACAATCACGCTGAGTGGGGTTGCATCTGCATCTGTAGCGGGCGCTGCCGTGTCGTTTTTCCCCGCTACTTGGGTTTCAATGCCAAACTTTGCATAATTTGCTGTAAGATAAACCACTGTACCGGCCCAGTAGACCGGGGTTTCTAACGAAACACCATGAACGAAGAAAACTTAGCGGTAGTTGACACCGCGCCAGCAGCCGAGGTGACGGCCACCACGGACACTGCACAGATCGCGCCGGAAGTAGCTGATAGTCAAGTCGAAACGCCCGAGGAAAAGAAATTCTCCCAGGCCGAAATCGACGCGATGATCAGCAAGCGCCTTGCTAGGGAGCAGCGCAAATGGGAACGTGAGCAGCAAGCTAGAACCACCCAACCCGTGGTTAGGACGGAAGTCCCGCCTATCGAGAATTTTGAGTCTGCTGATGCCTACGCGGAAGCGCTGGCTGTCAGAAAAGCCGAAGAAATGATCGCGCAGCGTGACTACCAGAAACAGCAGTCTGCGGTTAACGAGGCATATCACGACCGTGAGGAAGAAGCCAGGGCCAAGTATGACGACTTTGAACAAGTCGCCTACAACCCCCAGCTTAGAGTCACTGACGCGATGGCCGAGACAATCAAGGCATCTGATGTAGGGCCGGACCTAGCCTATTGGCTGGGCAGCAACCCGAAAGAAGCTGATCGCATTTCCCGCTTGTCACCTCTCATGCAGGCCCGAGAGATTGGAAAGATTGAGGCCAAGATTGGCTCCAATCCCACCGTGAAACCAACTACGTCTGCGCCTGCGCCGATCACACCTGTGACAGCACGGACCAGCGGCAACCCGTCTTACGACACGACTGACCCTCGCTCTGTGAAGGCCATGAGTACGTCGGAATGGATTGAAGCTGAACGTGCTAGGCAGATGAAGAAGCTGCAAGCACAACTTAACCGCTAAATTTTTAAAGGACTCGCATCATGGCGAATAGCATTCTCACCATTGACATGATCACACGGAAAGCTCTGGAAATTCTGGAGAACAACCTTGTGATCACCCGTAACGTGAACCGTCAGTACGACGACAGCTTTGCTGTTGAAGGTGCCAAGATTGGTTCTACCCTGCGTATCCGTTTGCCCGACCGCGCTCTGGTTACTGACGGCGCCGCCCTGCAAGTTCAGGACGACAACGAGCAGTTCACCACCCTGACTGTCTCCAGCCAGAAGCACATCGGCGTGAACTTCACCTCCGCTGAGTTGACCATGCAGTTGGACGACTTCGCAGAGCGTGTGCTCAAGCCACGTATCAGCCAGTTGGCCTCCAGCATCGACGCTGATGTGGCAAACAGCTACAAGTACATCGGCAACACCGTCGGCACTCCCGGCACCACTCCTTCGACTTCTTTGGTGCTGTTGCAAGCCCAGCAGAAGCTGAACGAGAACGCTGCTGTGATGTCGCCTCGCTACGCCACCGTCAACCCTGCGGCCAACGCTGGTTTGGTTGAAGGCATGAAAGGTCTGTTCAACCCCACCGACACCATCAGCAAGCAGTTCAAGAACGGCATGATGGGCACTGGCGTGCTGGGCTACGACGAGATCAACATGTCTCAGTCGATCAAGCAGTTCACCACCGGCTCGCGTACCGCTACTGGCGGCACCTTGTCCGCTGCTGTGACCGCTGAAGGTGCTACGACCATTGCCATCACTGGCGCTGGGGCAGCAGGCACCGTGAAGATCGGCGATGTGTTTACCGTGGCTGACTGCTTCGCTGTGAACCCCCAGACCCGTGAGTCCACCGGCTCGCTGTTCCAGTTCGTGGCTGTGGCTGATGTGACTCTGAACGGCTCTGGCGCTGGCAACATTACCGTGGCTCCGATGTACTCGGCCAACCACGCCCTGGCTACCGTGGACGTTCTGCCGCAAAACGGCAAGGCCGTGGTGTTCGTGGGTGCGGCTTCCAGCCAGTACGCTCAGAACTTGGTGTACCACAAGGACGCGATCACCTTCGCAACCGCCGACCTGTTGCTGCCCCAAGGCGTTGACATGGCTGCTCGTGCTGTTCACAACGGCATCAGCCTGCGTATCGTGCGCCAGTACGACATCAACAACGACCGTATGCCCTGCCGTATCGACGTTCTGTACGGCTTCAGTGTGATTCGTCCTCAAATGGCCGTTCGCATGTGGGGTTGATCTAGCGCCCCTTCGGGGGCGTTATTCCGTAACATCTTTCAAAGGAAATTATCATGGCTCTCCCTAATGGTGGTGGTGGTTATCAGCTCGGCGACGGCAACCTGACCGAAGCTCAACTCACAGTTCAGACTATCCCTGCAACCCTGACCGGCGACACCACGTTGACCGCTGCTCAAGTGGTTGTTGGTCTGGTTGTGTGCAACAAAGGCAGCGATGCCACATTGACCGTGACGCTGCCAACCGCAGTGTTGCTTGATGCGGCTGTTCCTAGCGCAAAAATTGGCTCTGCTTTTGAGTTGACAATTTGCAACAACAACAACACCGGTTCATCGTCTACCGTTCCCGTCACCACGGGCACTGGTATCACGATCTTTGGTTCTGTTACCGTTCCACGTTTTGGTGCCCACACGTACCGCTTCGTGAAAACTAGCGACACTACTTTTTCGGCGTTCTTGATATAAATAATGGGGGCTCCGGCCCCCATTTTTAAAGGAAACATCATGCCATCAAATACCCAAGCAATCGGCGTTGCTTACAGCGACCCCGAATTTACTACCTGCTACGCAAGTCAAGAGCTTGGCTACGCAGCAGCGGCTCAAGGTTCGGTCACTCAGTTGACCGACAAATCGACTGCCGTGACTCTGAACAAGTCTGCCGGTCAAATTACGATGAACAACGCCGGTTTGGCGACTGTGACCACTGTTTCGTTCACTTTGAACAACAGCACAATCGGCGCCAAAGATACCATGGTTGTTTGCATTTCCAGTGGTGCCACAACCGGCGCTTATCTGGTGTATGTGTCTAACCTGACGGCAGGCGCCGCAACAATTTCGTTGCGTAACTTCACTGCGGGCACTTTGTCCGAAGCTGTCGTTGTCAACTTCGCCATCATCCACGGCGCAGCTTAAAGGGGGTGGGGGCTTCGGCCCCCGCTTCTGCACACATGGCAGCAATTTATCTCACACACCCCATCCACGGGGCCAAGGTCGCTACGATGGACCTAGAGGCCGATTTGGATATTCAAAATGGCTGGTCGCGGTACAATTCCGAGCCAGCGGCTGAAGAAGTCAGCCCCGAGCCTGTAGCACGGCGAGCCCGTCGCAACAAGGACGTTTCAACCGAAGGGGAATGACATGGCGACCTACACCGCAGGCGAACAGATTAATCGGGCATTGCGGCTGATAGGTATGCTGGCCGAGGGTGAAACGCCGTCGGCAGCAACGGCGCAAGACTCCCTGATGGCGCTCAATCAGATGATCGACTCGTGGAACACCGAGCGTCTGTCTGTCTTCTCAACCATCGACCAGATCGTCAACTGGCCGGTCGGCTCGATCAACGAGACTCTTGGCCCAAGCGGCTCGCTGGTGCGCTTAAACGGCACTGCCCAACGGCCTGTTTTGGTGGACGACTCCACGTACTTCAAAGACCCCGGCACAGGCGTGTCCTACGGCGTCAAGCTGATCAACCAGCAGCAGTACAACGGCATCGCGGTCAAGACCGTGACCTCGACCTTCCCGCAAGTCGTGTTCGTCAACATGACGTACCCGAACATTGACATCTTCATCTACCCGCGCCCAACGCGGCTGCTGGAGTGGCACTTCATCAGCGTCGAGCAGTTGACGCAGCCTGCAAACCTGTCCACGGACATCTTGTTCCCGCCAGGGTACTTGCGGGCGTTTACCTACAACCTCGCTTGCGAGATCGCGCCTGAATTTGGCGTCGAGCCCAGCCCCCAGGTGCAGCGCATTGCGATGTACAGCAAGCGCAACCTGAAGCGCATCAACAACCCAGACGATGTAATGTCCATGCCCTACGCCATCGTGGCTACGCGGCAGCGGTTTAACGTGTACGCGGGTAATTACTGATGAAGACGCCGATCTTAGGTTCAAGCTATGTAGCTCGCAGCATCAACGCTGCGGATGCCCGCATGGTCAACCTGTTTCCCGAGATCGTGCCCGAGGCGGGCAAAGAGCCCGCGTTCCTGAACCGCGCCCCCGGCCTACTGTTGCTCAACACCATCGGCACTGGCCCGATCCGAGGCCTGTGGGCGTTCTCGTCCAACGACGATCACGCCTTCGTGGTGTCGGGCACCCAGCTTTACAGGATCACTACCGCCTACGTGCCCACGCTGATTGGCACCGTGGCGGGCACTGGCCCGGTCAGCATGGCCGACAACGGCACCCAGTTGTTCATTGCGGCTGACGGCCCGAGCTACATCTACAACAACACGACCAACGCCTTTGGGCAGATCACTGACCCGGACTTCCCCGGTGCTGTGACTGTGGCTTACCTTGACGGCTATTTCGTCTTCAACGAGCCAAACAGCCAGAAGATGTGGATCACGGCGCTGCTGGACGGCACCTCGATTGACCCGTTGGAGTTCGCCAGCACCGAGGGTTCTCCTGACGGTCTGGTGGCCGTCATCGCCAACTTCCGCGAGGTCTGGGCCTTTGGCACCAACTCGATTGAGGTCTGGTCTGACACGGGCGCGACAGACTTCCCGCTACAGCGCATCCCCGGCGCGTTTAACGAGTTGGGCTGCGCTGCGCCCTACTCGATTGCCAAGATGGACAACGGCCTGTTCTGGCTTGGGCGTGACCGGCGCGGCCAGGGCATCGTCTACCGGGCCAACGGATACGCGGGCCAGCGCATCAGCACACACGCCGTTGAGTGGCAGATTCAGCAGTATTCTGACCTGTCAGACGCGGTGGCGTACACGTACCAGCAAGACGGCCACAGCTTCTACGTGTTGATCTTCCCCACGGCCAACACGACCTGGGTGTATGACGTTGCCACTCAGGCGTGGCATGAGCGTGCTGGATTTGACAACGGCTTGTTCACCCGACACCGCAGCAACTGCCAGATGTCATTTGGCAACAATGTCATCGTGGGCGACTACCAGAACGGCAACATCTACGCCTTTGATCTGGAAGACTACTCGGACAACGGCGGCATCCAGAAGTGGCTGCGCTCGTGGCGGGCGCTGCCCACCGGCCAGAACAACTTGAAGCGCACCGCGCAGCACAGCCTGCAACTAGACATTGAGTCGGGCACTGGCTTAAATGGTTCGATGATTGTTGAGGTCATATACCTTCAAACGGAAGACGGCGATTATTTGGTTACGGAGTCGGGTGATCGGCTAATTGCAGACCAGCAAACCGCAATCACCCAAGGCAGCGACCCCGAGGTCATGCTGCGCTGGTCTGACGATGGCGGTCACACATGGTCCAGCGAGCACTGGGCCAAGATCGGCAAGATTGGCGAATACTATCGCCGGGTGTTCTGGCGCAGGCTTGGGATGACGGTGAAGCTGCGTGACCGCGTTTATGAGCTATCGGGCACTGACCCTGTGAAGATCAGCATCATGGGCGCAGAGCTAATTCTGAGCCCGACCAATGCTTAGTCCAGCTACACCAATCATCACGCCCCCACGGGTGCCGCTGGTTGACACGCGAACCGGGCTGATCAGCAGGGCTTGGTACTTGTTTTTCTTGTCGCTAAACAACGTAGCGACGGCGGTCATTGACGAGTCAGGGATTACGTTCAGCGCCGAGTCAACGATTGCGTCGGTTGAAGCGGAGTTGCAAACGCTGGCGCAGTTTGCGGAAACGCTGCCGACTGTTGTTGCTTTACCGGCCCCAGACGCGCTGACGGATTGCTGCTCGGGCTTGGAGTCGCAAATCGCCGAGTTGCAAAAGCAAGTACAGGCATTGCAACTGACGCCGCTACCATCGTTCGATTTTGGCACAATGGCTTTTGAAAACATTGGCATCTCAGGCACGGCTGCGCTAGCAAAAATCACAGCTTTAGGTGCGGACGGATCTTTGACTTTCACCGACGGAATCATTACCGCATACGTGGCACCAACATAAGGAAACACCATGACTGTCTCAGTAAAAGTCCTCGTTCCCGCCAAGACGGTCGAGAACAGCCAAACCACCCAGTACACAGCGACCGGCGTGACAGCCATCATCGACAAGTTCACCGCGACCAACTTCACCGCTACGGCGGCGACGATCAGCGTCAACCTCGTCACGGTGTCAGGCTCGGCAGGCAACAGCAACTTGATCACCAAGACTAAGACGCTCCAAGCGTCCGAGGTGTACACGTTCCCCGAACTGGTGGGTCAGGTGCTTGGCATTGGCGACTTCATCAGTACAATTGCTGGGACTGCCAGCGCCATCAACATGCGGGTCAGTGGGCGTGAGGTGACTTGATGGAACTGGCTTGCGAAGACCAATTTGACCTTGCGGCGATTGCGCCGGGCAAGGTCTTGGCCTTGCAAGACGAGTTGTTTAAGATGCCGCAAGCCGACATCGTAACCGAGCATGTGTTTTTGCCGGGAGTCTACGAGCGGAAAATTACTGTACCGCCTTGGACTGTGTTGACCGGGGCAGAGCACAGAGTAGCGTACCGGGTTCGGCTGGAAAAAGGCACGATTGCTGTCACAACTGACGACGGCGTAAAGACTTTGACCGGGCCTTGCGAATTTGACGCGCCAGCAGGCACTCAACGCGCCGGACGGGTGTTTGGCGATGAAGTGGTTTGGGTGGACGTTTACGACAACCTTGACGACTGTACAGATGTAGCAACGCTTGACAACAGGCTGTACGTTGTACCTAAGTGGGGGCTTGGCGATAGCCGAACAGAGGCGCAAAAAGCTATGATTGCGTACCGCGCCATGTTGCTAGATTTTGGTGTAGAAAAAACCATTGCCACAGATGCCGCCATAAGCGCGTTTGAGCACAAGCCGCTTATTGTTGAATTCGGATAAGGAGAAATATTATGGCTGGATGGATGGCCGCCGCAGTAGTCGGCAGTGCGTTAATTGGTAGCAGTTCGTCGCGTAGCGCGGCCAAGACTCAATCCGAAGCCGCAGACCGCGCGGGGGCGTTGCAGCGCGAACAGTTTGAGCGTCAAGTCGAACTGCAAGAGCCGTTTCGACAGGTCGGCTTACGTGCGCTGAACAAGCTAGAAGGCGCGGCAGAGTACACGCCGTTTGGCATGGAGCAGTTTCAACAAGACCCTGGCTACGCCTTCAGAATGTCCGAGGGCATGAAGGGTATAGAGCGATCGGCTGCGGCCCGTGGCGGTTTGCTGTCGGGTGCAACCCTAAAGGGCATTCAGCGGTACGGTCAAGACCTTGGGTCACAAGAGTACACCAACGCTTTTAACCGCTACCAGACCGAGCGCAACGCTCGACTGAACCCTTTGCAGTCGCTGGCGGGGATCGGGCAGACCTCGACCAATCAGCTAGTGGCCGGAGGGCAGAACTACGCCAACGCCGCTGGCGAGGCGATTGGCGCTGCCGGTCAAGCCCGCGCATCTGGTTACATGGGCAGCGCCAATTCGCTTAGTGGCGCGTTGGGTCAGTACATGAACTACAACCAGCAGCAACAGCAGAACGAAATGTTCAACCGGATGATAACCCAGCGCAACAACAACAGGGCGGGCATCTACGGCTCGATTGGCTCTGGCGGCGGGTACGGCGGCGGCGTCACTAACTTCTCCGATTTTGATGGGTCTTAATCATGGCACTCGTTAACCCCAACATCGCAATGAGTTTTCGCCAGCCCGAGTTCAAACCTCGGAATGCGATGGCCGAGTACGCGCAGATGCAGCAGATTGAGGGTGGTCAGCGCCAAGCTGAAGTGGCCGACATGCAGCTTGAATCCTTGCGCCGTGATCGCGATGCGCTGGGGCAGATTCAGGCCGCTATTGTTGCCAAAGGCGGGCCACCCGATCTAGATGCTGCTGCCGATGCAATGATTAAAACAGGTCGGCCCGAGTACGTGACGCAAGGCATGGCTATCCGCACAGCCCTTCGCAATCAGCGCGGAGCTGAAGCATACCGCAGAGATTTTGGTGGCGGCGCTGCGCCTGCTATGCCCACGTTGGCGCCCGCCGCGCCCGCCATGCCATCATCCGCGCCCAACGCTATGGCTGCGCCTGCTGAATTGGCTGCGGGTGCTCAACCGGAACCTATGGCCCCTGTCCCCGGCGTAATTTCTACAAGCCGCGTCCCCGGCGTAACTACCGCACCGATTTCTATGTCTGCGGTTGCTGGTGAGGGCGTGCGCGGAATTGTGCCTGTTAACACCCTTGCACCCCCTGCCGCTGCGCCTGTCAACGCAATGCTTGCACCGGCAGCCGTTGCTGCTGCACCCACCGCGCCTGCCGCGCCAGACGCCAACGCCGCTCGACTTAGAGCACTGGAAGCGCAATACCGCCGGATTGGGAACAACCCCGAACTGGCGAGCGAAAAAGCGCTGGTACTCAAACAGATTGAGGATGTGCAACAAACAATCCGCGCTGAGAGCGCCACGCCGCCCGAGGCCAAGTTTATGCGAGCATTGGGCATTCCGCTCACTCGTCAAGGGTTTACCGAGTTTGAGGCGCTTAAACAGCGTCCGGGTGAATTCGAGCGGCTGTTGTCGCAATCTGGTTTGCCAAAAACTGACCAGACCGCGTTGATTCGGGAGCGGTTACGCAAAGAAGTAACGCACACGCCGGGCACAACCGTTAACGTCAGCACAGAGAAAAAATACGGTGAGAGGTTTGGCGGCTTGATTGCTGACCGAGATGCTGGAAAGCTCGATGCTGCTGAAGGCGCACCACGAGTGATTGAGAACTCGGATCGGATCATGGACATTCTTGCCACAGGTAAAGTTTTTACCGGCACGGGTGCCAACGTGCGCTTGCAGCTTGCCAAAGCACTCAACCTCGCAGGCGGCACAGACACCGACCGAATCGCTAACACCGAGGTGCTTATTTCCTCGCTGGCAAACTCGACTCTTGGTGCCATCAAGTCGTCCAACCTGGGCGCTGGTCAAGGCTTTACCAACGCCGACCGCGACTTCTTGGAGAAAGCATCGGCTGGTCAGCTTACTTACGACTCTGCGTCTTTACGCAAGCTTGCCGAACTCGGTCGAAAAGCCGGAGTCGCAAGCATCGAATCGTGGAACAGTCGTGTTCAGCAGATACCAAAATCTGCCCTCGAGGGTCTGGGAATTTCTGCTAGTCCATTGCCCGTTCCCAGCCGCCGCCCATCGTCTGTCATGAACATCCCCCAAGGTGCGATTGACATGCTCAAAAGCGGCGCAGGCACCCGTGAGCAATTTGACGCACAATTTGGCCCTGGGTCAGCAGATCGGGTTTTACCCAAGGGGAAATAAATGGCTGAGAATCCTTTTGCCAAGTTTGCAGCACAGCCCGCCCAATCGGACAACCCGTTTGCTCAATTCGCAGCACCAGCGACTACGACTGGTGGGGAAATTCCTGGCAACCGTCGTACCTATTCTGCTGCTCAAGTGCCGGTTGAAGCTGTCAAGAATCTGCCCGAGAGTACGAGTAAGTTTGTTGGTGGCCTTGTGCAAGCAGTCACCAGTCCAATTCAAACTCTCACCGGCCTCCTTGATGCTGGTGCTGGTGCCCTACGCAACTCGCTACCACAAGGCGTGGTCAACTTCATCGACCAGTTTGACACCAACCCTGAATCCACGCAGCGGGCTGTTCAGACAGCCAATGCCATTGGTGGCATGTACAAGGACCGCTACGGCAGCTATGAGGGCATTAAGCGCACGTTTGCCGAAGACCCAGTGGGCGCTGCTGCTGACCTGTCCACCCTGTTGACTGGGGGCGGTGCTGCCGCGACCAAGCTGGGTGCCACGCAGACGGGTGGCGCGTTGTCCAAGGCTGGTGTTGCAATCAATCCGATGCGCCCATTCGCACCACTTGTCGAGGTTCCGGTTCGGTACGCAGGCAGGGGCGTAGGGGCAATCTACAACGCCCTTGACCCAAAATCGACCGCCTATCTGACGGCGGTCGAGGGGCGCGGCCCAGAGGTGCTTAACGCTTTGCGAAACGCTCCCGAGCTTGTTCCCGGCAGCAAGCCCACGGCTGCTCAAGCAGCGTCATCAGTTGGCGCAACTCGATTTGCCGCAATGGGTGATTCTGCCTCCCGCACCACCCCGACCCCCTACTTTGAGCGGGCAGAGGCTCAGAAAGCCGCGCAGTTGGGTGCTGTTCGACAAGTGGGCGGGACTGCTGCTGAACTTACTGCTGCCGAGGCGGCTCGTAAATCCACTGCTTCTCAGCTTTACGGGATTGCAGACAAGGCGCTTGTCCAAGCCGACGATGTGTTCATGAGTCTTTTGTCCCGCCCCTCGATGGACAAGGTTCTTTCTCGAGCCGGGTCGCTGGCAGCGGAGAAGGGCCAGCCGTTTCAGATTGGTCAGAACCGGCCAGCCCAGACAGTGCCATCTTCGATTGTTGACGAGGCTGGTCGCCCGCTGGGACAAACAGTCATCCCGGGTGAGGTTGCCAAGTTCCCCGGCAGTAGCCTGCACGCCATGAAGATGGCGTTTGACGATCTCATCAAAAACCCCGAACGGTTTGGTATAGGCTCTGCGGAAGCGGCTGCGATCAACAAAACCCGTGGGCAGTTTCTTAGCTGGGCCGAGAGCAAAGCACCTGACTACAAGGTTGCACGGGAGACTTTTGCTGCCCAGAGCAAGCCGATCAACCAGATGGAAGTGGGTCAGTTTCTTGAGGGTAAGTTGACACCTGCTCTCGGTGAAGAAACGGCCCGCCTTCGTGCTGCTGGCTTTGCCACGGCTATGGACAATGCCCCGGGCACCATCAAGCGGGCGACGGGTCAGACCCGGTTTGAGCAATTGAGCGAGGTGCTCACGCCCGAGCAATTGAAGATTGTGGAAGGTGTTCGCGCTGATCTTGCCAGAGCCAAGGCTACCGAGGCCCAGGCCGCAGCCGCTCGTGGCGCTGGCCCAGATGTGAACCTGATGGGCACCGAGGTCATGGGTACTGTCCGGGCACCCAACTTGATCAACAACGTGACCACGGTTGCCAACGACTTGCTGCGCCGATTCCAAGGCAAGCTGGATCAGGAATTGGCAATCGGGTTGGCTGCTGAGATGATTGACCCTGCCGCCGCTGCTGCCGCGCTTGAAAGAGCGCTTGTGAGGCAAGCCAGAGGCGAGAAAATGGCAGCACCGTTCAAGGCAACTGGAAAAGCTGCATCCAAAGCGCTTCGCACTCCAGCCGTTGTGAACGTGCTTGCCCCGATCACCGAAAGTCAAAACGCCCTTGCACCTTGATCATGGACTACCAAACCCTTTTCAACATCGCCGTTGCTGTCTCTGGGTTCCTTGGCGGCTGGACGCTCAACCGCATCTACCAAGCCATTGACCGCCTCGACAGCGACATGCGCCAGATGCCGCACAACTACGTCAACCGCGATGACTACCGCAGCGACGTAAACGAGATCAAGAACATGCTCGGCAAAATCTTCGACAAACTTGACGGAAAGGCTGACAAATAATGGCTGACGAATCCGCAAAAGGCGCGTTGATTGAAAAATTGACGTTTGCTGTTCTGCCGCTGCTTTTTAGCTGTGTGGTCTACCTCATGTCGGCGCTGGCGAACTTGAGCCATGAGGTCACTGTGTTGAACAGCAAGATCAGTTTGGTTGTCACCAGCGACAACCGGCAAGCTACAAACTCAGGTGCGGAGTTAGCCCGAGAAAAACTGCGGCAAGACTTGGAAAAAGAAATCCAAAAGAACCGCGATGACATCATGCACAACAGGCAGGACATTGCAATTTTGTACGAAAAATTAAAGGTGAAATAATGTTTAGACTAGACGCACTTCTCAATGTGGGCGGCAAGCTCATTGACAAACTAATCCCGGACCCAGAAGCCAAAGCCAAGGCTCAAATGGAATTGGCAAAAATGGCACAGGATGGT